GCCAATTGAATACGAATTTCAACCAAAAAGGAACAAATTTTTAAAAGACTTTATTTTTGCATGCTCTATAGGTTTTAATGTAGGGTTAATCATTGGGCTACTAATGCTAGCCTTTTCTTAGGAGAAAGTTATGAAAATTTTTGAAAAAAGAGGACAGTGGTGCTTTCGAGATGAAAAGGGATTACTACACAAATTTCTTACCAAAGTAGAGGCAGAAAAAAGTTTAGGTATTTCATCTCATGTTCCTGAGATTCGAGAGTATGAAACTATAGAAGATGCTGTGGAAGGAGAAGATGTGGACTGAGTATTTCAGTAAAATTAAAGATGTGTGCCCCTGGTCATGGGAAGCATGGAAAAATAACAAAATTTACATTACACATCTTTATGAAATACTTCCTCTTAATGAATACGAAGCAATTGTTTATATTGTAGATGAAATAGATGAGGATTCTCTTGACGAGTATGTTGAATCTTTAAATGAGCAGTATGCACAGTACGAATTTTTGTGGTCTCACCCTACCCATACAAAGGGTGGTAAAAATCAGACTCCTATAGCTGTAGTTATACAGCAAGATCGCAAGATATTAGAAAGCTTGCGAAAAGGAACTAAGGATGGCATTGACAGCAAAACAGAAAAAATTACCTAAAGCTTTACAACAAGCAATTTTAAACAAGCAAAAAGGCATGGGTAAAAAGAAAAAGAAAGGCGGCAAGAAGAGACGTTCTCGTGGGTAAGAAACCGCCAAAGTATAAAACAAAGACTGCAGCTCGTAAAAAAGCTCGCAGTCTTGGGCTAAAAGGTTTCCATGGGCATGGTAGAGGCAAAGACAGAATCTATATGCCAGGCAGCACTCATCAAGCATATGAAAGGGCGCTGAAGAGAAAAAAGAGTGGCCGTTAGACGCAGAAAAACAGCAAAGAAAAAAGCAGCTCCTAGACGAACTGCTAGACCTCTTAGCAAATCTGTTCAATCAACTTTGCGAGCAAAAGCAAAAAAGAGTAAAAGATTTACTTACGGACAGTTAGCTAAAGTATATCGTAGAGGTCAAGGAGCTTATCTTTCTTCTGGGTCTCGTCCAGGCACATCAATGTCACAGTGGGCTTTTGGAAGAGTAAACTCTTTTATACGGGGCGGACACTCACAAGATAATGATATTAAGCGTGGAACAAAAAAACGTTCCACTAAAAAATAAAATTATGGTAACAAGAAGAAAGAGAAAAAGCGTCCCAAAGGATAAAAAGTCTCGTGTGCCTAAAAAGTATTTATCAGGCGCAAGAGGAGCTAAACGAACAGAGTTAGCCTCTACTATTAAACGTATTGCTAAACTCTATAAAGAAGGGAAAACGGTCCCACAGTCGCTAATTAAACGAAGAATAGCGTTAGGGAAAAAACGTGGCGCACGGAAAAAGAACTAAAGCTACACTTAAACGTCATAGGTTAAAGGGGGTGAATAAGCCTAAGCGTACTCCCGGTCATAAAACAAAATCTCATATTGTTTTAGCACAAACAGGACACAAAACAAAACTTATTCGATTTGGGCAACAAGGAGCCAAAACAGCAGGTAAACCAAAAGCTGGAGAGTCTGAGGCAATGAAGCGTAAGCGTGCATCGTTTAAAGCACGTCATCGTAAAAATATTGCAAAGGGTAAAATGAGCGCAGCTTATTGGGCCGATAAGGTAAAGTGGTAATGTTTGAGCGAGAAGTAGAAGAACTAAACGCAAGTTGGGCGTATAAGTATGATATCGACCAGTATGCAAAACGTGAGCACTGGCAGATTATGAAAGACCATCCTTACATAGGCGACTGCGAAGACTATGCTCTTACGCTACTATATTTAATTAGTGGTAAATCTATGTGGAAGTTCTGGTTTTATTTGATTACAGGTAAAGCGCAAATTCGTAGAGTTACTACAAAAAACGGAGGAGGACATGCCGTTCTTCGTTTTGGAAAACACTGGGCAGATAATTGGACTAAAAAGTTTGTCAAGTGGGAGGAAATGGAAAAGTTAGGTCATAAAAAGCATTACTGGCTTTACTTTCCCCAAGACGTGGCACTTAAACTTGCCGTGGCTAAGTGGAAAAAATAATGGTAGATGAACTCGAAAAAGCAGGTTATCATCCAGCAGATGTAAATGGAGATAATAAAGTAGATGCTGAAGAAAGAGCTATGTATCTTGAGTTTAAAAGAAAAGAACTGGAAGATGCAGATGCAATGCGAGATGCTCAACGAAAAATGACTTGGTTTGCTCTTGCAGGCATGTTACTGTATCCTGCTACAGTTATGGCTACTGAGTTAATGAATTTGCACCAAGCAGCAACTATTCTTGGTGATATGGCAGCAGTATACTTTGTTTCCGTAGCTGGTATTGTAGCTGCATTTTTTGGTGCTCAAGCATGGTCTGGCAAAAAATAATACCGCTGGTATTTTTAAGTGGTTGTGTTGCAATGTCACCAAATATTGAGATACAAGAAGATTTGGTTACTGGGTTTGAGTACTATACATTTGAATTACATTTTTCTTATCCGAAGAAAAAGTTTATGACACCAGAAGAGTGGGAAGAGTACCATACTGTACCAAATAGCCAAAAGGACGCATTATATGCTACTTATAAAGAACGAGAAGAAATTGAAAGGCGTTGGGAAAACTTTATTGAAAATTGTCTCCTGGCCGGTACGCTGGATTGCTAGTTTTTTCTTCAACGAGTGGGAGGTTACAATATGGATAGACCCACAGAAGAAAACAGAGTACTTATTTAAATGGCTTGATAAATGTGAGCCTAAACACTTAAAAGGACGACTTGTATCTGGTGAACCTTTTGAGCTACGAACGCAAGAAGCGTTTAACTATCAGATTAAAAAGGTGAAGTAATGTTAGGAATGATTAAAATGCTTCCAATTATGATACTTCTTGCAGGAGCAGGATACGCGTATCATACAACTGTAGTA